CCCCGGCATAGGCCAGAGCACTTTCGAGCAGCGGGCGATAGGGCAGCATCGCCTCGATACTGGTCTTCGCGTTGAGCGCAGCTTTAACGTCGTTCGTCATAGCGCGGTTGTCCCTAGATTGCCCGAGTTATCTACCGTGATGCTGTATCGAGTTCCGTTTGGTGACTTCAATATCAACCTAGCATCACCGACTTCTACGTCCTGGCGCTTTTTGTGGTTCTGCAGATCCGCTTGCTCGATCAGGGCTTGAACCTCATTGGACCGTCGCGCGTCATATTGATCCGGCAATGCTGGAAGAATAATCATCGACCGCTCCCGGCGACCACGTCGAGACGCATCGTCCCAACTCGCCAGTCAGTTTGTTTATCGGCGACGATGCGCATGCTCACTTCTCGGCCCTGAAATCTGACGCTAGTCGGGTTCGCCATTTCGTAAGGCCCATGCTCGCTTTCAGTCGCATTGGGGTAGGGTCGGGTCTTGAATGTCGCTTTTACGTCTCCCTGCGTTTTCTCGTCAGGGATCAACGACCGCGCGACCATCAAGCGGTCGCCCTGGCCGATCTGTACCGGGCCGCTTTCAACAAAAATCTCTTCGTCGTCATATTCGTAGCCGACCTCGTGCTCGTAGATGTAACCGTCCGAGCTCACGAAGTTGGGGAAAACGAATTCACCGACGTCAGCCCCCGCCGTCCTTGCGAGAGTCCCTACGCTCCAGTGATTTTCTCTATAGTTCCACGAAACGTACTTGTCACATTCGGTGCTGTTACTGCTGGGATAAAACCACCACACCTCATTAAATTTGCTATTCAGGACGCCATAGACTTTCGAGCGCTGATTGACGTTAACGTCGTTAAAGACAAAATCTCCGACCGTGCTGTTGAGCTGCGTAACGCCGCCGCCTTGGTACATGTGGAATTGCGCCGCGCCCATCCAGCAGGCGAAGCTATCAGCTCGCACAACCGCGTTTGCGCTCGCGACGCCGCAGCCTGTGCCCACTCTGTTGAATGAATAAACAAACGGCGGGCCGGTATATCGAGCGACGTGAGCATCGACGTTCGTCAGCAAAAGCGTTTCTCCGCGAAGGCTGACGCCTTTTACCAGGTCGCCACTCGTCTGGAGCGTGAAGCCGCCAGCCTGGTTGGTTGCTGCCGCAGCCCACACCGTGTTGTTTTCCTGATCGCACCACTCGACTCGGTTGCCCTCGCCACCGGCCCCCAGTGCAAAAACAAAACGCTCGTCTGTAGTGAGGATTGCGTTGGTGCTGGTCGGCGCGTTCGAGACTACCGCCGCGACCGCAGAGAGGTTGTTCTGCCACTCGTAGATTTTCCCATCGCTGGTCGAGCACCCGATAACGTATTGTCCCCAGGTATCGAGGCTCCAGGTCGTCACCGGCACATAAGCCCCAGTATCCGGTCGCGGAGTACCCCACTCGTTGCCACCGTAGGCCAGCGCGCCGAATCCGGTGTTCTGCGCTGCGTCTGCAGTGCCTGCAGTAAAACCGGACGGCGTTATATCGTTGAGTGCGCTGTTTTCGTCGATCGCGTACAACTTGCTTTGCGTGCCAGCGATAGTACGCCGGTTTGCTGAATTGTCGCGATAGGTGATGAGCGCTCTGCAAACGCCGACCATCGCTGAGCTGGTGCGCTTGCGCCAGCCACCAACCGGCTGCATCGAGCCTTCGTACCAGCGCACCAGGTTCGCGTCATTCCAGGAATTAGCCTGCTGGAAGTTGGTGCCGTTTTTCTTAACACCAGGCGGAATGGACAATGCGATGAGCGCCATCAATAACTCCAGAGTGCTGGCGTAGGAAATCCCTCGGCCATGTCGACATGAATGAAGCGGCTTTTACCCTTCTGGGCGACGCCGATACGCTGGAATCCCATCTCAAGCGACTTCTGCAGCACCGTAAGCGCCTGACCACCCGTCACTGCGAGGTCGACTGCGAATCCTGTTGCGTGTGCGCCAGGTTGCGATTTGCGCTTTTCAATCGGATGCTCAGTGCAGCGATATCCGCTTGATATCAGCAATGGAAATCCGCATTCAAACCGTAGCTTGTCGATGGTGCGAGCAAAGTCCAGGTCGATGCCGTCTTTTCCGCAATGCTGGCAAACAAATTCATCTGGGTGGAAGTAGCTCAGGTTCATTTGGCAACGCCCTTCACTTTTTCAAAGCCGCGTATGCCCGACATGCCCAGCATCCCTAGCATGACCGGGTACAGCAATCCGCTATCAACAGGCGGCATCGAAAACCATATGCCGAGCACCGGCTGCACGATGACGTTGTAAGCGAGGCCGACCCAGCAAACGTGACCGATCGCTGGTCGCCAACTACTCTGGAACCAATTGCCTGCAGCCTCCGCTTTGTTGAGCTCGATCTGAGCGAGCGAGAGCTCCTGAGCATGTCGCTCAGCGAGCGTGCTTAGTTGAAACGCAATGCGCTGTTTTTCATTCGCGTCTGGAATGAATTTGTCGAGCAGTGCTGTTGCTGGCCCCAGAAGAGCGCTTAACGCCATTAATTCACCGTTTCAATAACACCGTCATCGACCGCCTTGACCGAGCCCTTGATCGTCGCTGCGTAGGCGTTGATGAGCACACCGAGCTCCTGACGCTGCATGTCGAGGCTACCCATTTGATTGCGCAGCTCAATAACTCGCGCGACCAGATTCTGACCTTCTTCACTCAGCTCAGAGATCTCGATCGTCTCGTCGTCGATGATGATGTTTTCAATTTGATTTTCCATGCTTGCTCGCTCCTACCGGTTGTAAATTAATAAAAATATCCACAGTCCCGCCATGCTTATGGCGAAAGCTGATGCGCCGATTCCTACCATCTGGACAATCCAACTGATGAGCTCAGCGCGCTCTTTGGCAGCTCGCCTTATGTCCGCCATTTCTTGCACCTGTGCCTGTCGCTGCTCCTCCAGAATTCTTTGCATGTCGTTCAGGACGTCTGTGAGCCCCGCCATGCGCAAGTGATCTTCGATCTGTGTCTGCACCGTCTTTGCCCGCTTTTTCGCCAGGGCCATGTCCAGGGCGCTTTTCTGATCTAACTTGATCTTGTTGTGTTGCTGAGCCTCGACCTCGAATATCTTCTTTTGCGTATTGCACAATTTCGAGACGATTGAGCTGAGGCTGCGAGCATGACCAGCACTGTCGGACACAGCCGAAGCCAGCGCGTTGACTGCGCCGAGCACTGCTACTACCTCCGCTATCGCCATATGATGTCACCTCAACATCAGTACCCATGCGCTCGCTCCGGTTGTAATGACGGTAGCTACTACCAGCCAGGCTAATTTCTCCCAGCGTGCAGCATGACTTTCCGTCTGCTTTCTCAGCTCTCTGATTTCGATTACAACTTCGCCGTATCGCTCACCGCACTCGCGTTCATGTCGCGCGATCTGCTCAAGAGCCTGTAAGGCGAGGCTGCGCTCGTCGTTAGTCATGTCACTTTTTCGCGTTTCCGATGTTGAGCGCCAAAGCGTTCACAATCGGCTTAAGATATTTGGCGATAAACTCATCGTCTTTTTTCGTCGGCGTAACCGCAGCGATAACCGAGGCCAGGGTGACCACTGCAGTGACGACGTTGATGATGGTGAAAACAATGTCCATCTATGGAGCCCAAGGTATGCCTGTTTTGCGAACCGGCGCAGCCATTTCCGCGACTGACGCTTTCACAGAATCTTCGACTTCATTCTTGTCGACCGCGCTAGTCGACCAGACCCAATCCAACACGTTGCTTTCAGTTACATCGTCGTAAGGGATCATTGAATCGACATCGAAGTCGGGCACTTGCGTGAGCCCATAGTTCGAATCAGCGTTCTCCCCATCTGCAGCGGTGCATCGCCAATGCGCAGATTCGATACCGCCGCTTGCCGCGACGTAGTTCACGGTCTCGACTTTCCAGGTGATTTCCACTGCCATAGTTGTTAGCCCTTCAGAGTTTCAATTTCCGATTTCAGCTCATTGATTTGAATCTGCTGCTCCTTCAGCGCTTCAGTAAGGAGCGCGACCATGTTCGAATAGTTGACCGCGAGCATTTCTACGCTCTCGTCGTCTCGGATGAGATCTCTGCGCTTCGCGGTTGCGTCGTCGGAGGTCGGCTCAACGACGACTCTTTCTGTCAGCCAGCTAGGTGCGTCTGATTGAATATCTTGCGCGATAAAACCGATGTGCTTTGTATCGCTGTCAATTAGAGTGTAGTTCACACCCTGCAGGCTCATTACGGCATCGAGCGCCCCCGATATCGGAGTGATGTCTTTCTTTAAACGGCGATCCGAGGCGTAGCTAATGCTGCCGTTGACCAAAACCCCGTCGGTTGCAGTGCGGAATTTGTAAGATCCATCGTAGTAAAGCCAGACGTCGGCGTCTGGATCAGCCCACATACAAGTGTGAACAGCCTCGGCACTGTCCTCGCCGCGCAAACGGAACGCCGCGCCGTGAATATAGCCGTCAAACTGATACTCGCCGCCGCTGGTGTTTGCAACGATCTGTGCAAGATTAGCGTTAGATGATGAGCCAAAGGATAACGTCGCGTCACTGCCCGACGTGTCCCTGCATCTGAATCCTTCAGCAGTGCTTTCAAAAACAATGGTGCCCGAATGCCGGATGTACGTCGCTCCAGCTTGCGGGTGAATGTCGATGTATCCCGCTTTACTAGTTAGCTCTGTGTTAGTCCCATCGTTGATGAGTCTTGAGTCATAGTCTCCCGAGTCATCTGTGGCATGGGAGAGGTCTAGGTACGCTCCGCTGGAACCATACGCCTCGATCCTGCCGTAGCTTGAAGCGGACCCGCCGACCTCAAGAACGCCCCCGGTAATCTCTACCTCGCCTGTGACACTGATCCCCGAGGCTGACGTGGAAAACTTCGTCGAATTGTCGTGCTTTAAAACTACGCTGCCGTCGTCGTTGAAAATTGCGTAGGTTTCATCGACGTCTGCATTTGTGAGTTCAATCTTCCCGGATCCAGCAATGTATAGGTCGCCGGTTCCGACATCCTTGATATAACTGTGGCTACCATTGTGGTAAAGCTTTAGGTCATCGCCGTCGCCGAGCCTAAGTTCTTTGCTGTCGCCGAGCTCGACGTTCCCAGAGAACGTGGCGTCGCCACCCTCACTCGCATCCAGCGTGAGCATGTTGATGTCTGTGCCGCCATCAATGCCTCGTAAAACGATGTCTTTGTCATCAGTTTGACATTCGATAAAGAGCGAGCCAGCAGAATCGACCAGAGAGCCATAGGTCAGCCCGCCGGTCTGGAGATAAACACCGTGACCGGACGACGTGCCGTGATCGAGGTAAAGGTATGCGCCGGTGTCGAGGTGCATCGACTCTCCAGCAGACGCCGTAATCTTTAGATTATCGTCAGCGTCGTCGCCGATGACATGCGCGTCGCCAACAGTGATAGAGCCCTTGAACGTC